TCATCAATAAAGGCAATAAATTCATCCAAAGTAAGATCGCCCTTTATCACCTGGCCAGTCTCCATGTCATATATGTCAATACAATATGCCATAGGACAGAACTCTTTACCTGTCGTCTTTACATCAATCATGCCAGTTTTAGTAGCGAATCGTGTTTGAATTCGGACAGATGCACAGATATCAAATCTCCGACGTACTGCTTGTCCACTCTTCAGTGTAGCAGGTTCGGGTTTCTTAACATTTGATGTTGCTAAGATGAAACGTGATGTAAACATAGTCTTTGCTTTTTCCGTGAGTGATGCCATATGGAGAGGATAAGCAGCTTCATTCTTTGCTCGTATAATCTCCATAAATTCCATATTAGGATTGGATGCAGAGTCCACACGTTGGAAAATATCATCATATTGAACCACAGGTTGCCCTGCATATCCATCCCAAAATTCTTGTTCCGTATTTCGCGTGTAATGGAAATTCTCAGCATTCCAATTTCCTTTAGTGCGTATGTATTTCTTAAAGAGATGCATACGCAAATAAACTTGAAGCAAGCTTTTTCCCACACCACTTGGACCGTAAAGATAAATTGTAGTAGGAGCTTTACGAGCCGTTACATTGCGTGCTGGTGAGCAAGCGGCAGCTTCACAAAATTTTGACATTTGAGCTGTCAGAGTTTTAACCAAATGGTACACTCTAGGACTACTATCTTTAATAGTTTGCAATCGAATAGTGTATTTGGCTAAAACATCTGAAACATCAAATACAAGATCACAAAGTTCAGTATTTGCTTGTAACAGATTTATGTCAAAATCTGATGACACAAAGCATTTCACAATGGCAACAATTTCAGCTAGATCAGGATACATAGCCTCTAATTCAAGTTGCTCCGTAGTTTTTCCAGTTGTTATTTTATCGTATTGGTTACGAATAAAAGCAACAATGAAATCTACCATTGATGTAACAGCTTTAAAACCTGATGCAGCACGACCAAAATTCGCCAAATGAGTCATAATTGACTTAATGTCAGCCTTTGCTCCTGTAGCAAGACATGACAAATAAGTCAATAATGCAGCTAATCCAGCAAGTTGAGGAATCTTGGGGAGTTCCTCAAAAGCTTGAGTATCCAAGGGGGCCGCATCATCTGGAATCTCGAGTTCGGGACTCCAGTAGTCTTTCACATCCCCAGCGAGGCGCCTAAGAACCTCATACAAGGAATTCATCAAATGAGTCAGACGTAAACCTGACATCTCACCTAACTTAAAACCACTTAACATAGCACCTACAAAATCAGCATTATAAATAGTACGAATCAAAGAAATCAACTCAGCAACTAATAACTTAAGATTAACACCCTTGGGAACTTGCATCCACTCAGCAGCAGTTTCAAGAGCAAGGGTTAATTGGGTCATCAAATCCGTAGCCTTATTCGCAGC